TTATAGTCCGATCATACTTTTCAATGTATGGACTAAATAATCTTTAGCAATATCAATAGGTAAAGTTGAAAATTCCAATCCTTTTCTTTTAACGAGATCCTTGGCCTTTTCAACAACAGACTGATCTCTTGCAGCATCTAGAAAATCATGACCTTTCCAAGTCATTGTCTTCACATAAAATTGATAAGGAGAGAGCGTTGCCTTTGCTTCGATATATCCTGCTTCTCTTAAAAGCTGGACTTGGTATTGAACATTCTCTTTTTCTTCTTCTGTTTCATACTCTTCCAACTCAACAACAATAGTATTTGTTGCTGTATTATGTTCCTCAATATATTTTAAAACTTGAATAATAATATCCAAATCTCTTTTCATAACAACACCTCTTCTTTCTCTTGAAATTCAGGATTTATCGACTTTATTTGAACTCACATTAAATTTAGAGGTCTTATATTGATGGCTGCTGATGTTAAAGCTCCCCACAAATCTAAACTTACTATTAAGTTTGCCGCCAAGATTACATGCTGGACAGGACAATTCTGAGTCAGTAAGTTTCTTCGCTTCGACTCTGATATGACCGTATGTACAAGTATATTTCAATTTCTTAAGATCGGGATTACTCTTTCTAGCTACCTTTTCTTTCTTGATATATTTCTCTTTCCAATTGGATGGTTTTCTCCGCATCGGATAGCTCTATACCTCCACTTGAATCAACTCTTTCATTAACCCCTTAATGGCTTATTAACATATCTTCTATTAATATAGTCGATTACGTCTCTCTTCTGCATTATGAAAAATTTACTATGGTTCACCAAACAACTTGAGCAATACGGCTGTTCTTCTTTGTTAAAGAGTGGCTTGGAGTTCTGATTATTACAGTTAGGACAGGAATACATAATACCTATTTTCAAACGATTGGATTTACTCCAGTCTTTTGGTGTTCGATATGATTTAGTCAACTTAACTCCTCCAATTTGGTGATAAATCTAGTATTTCATCTACTCAACCTTTTTCATAAATAGCGGTTTCGCCTCTCATATTAAAATCAAGGTATACTTCACCACTATTTAACTCCTTCTTATCAGCGGTACGTTCTAACCAAATCCGAATTCTTTGTCCATCTTGAACTTCTCCAAATTTATACCCATTTGCTATAAAGTTTTGTTGAAGTTCTCCTTTGGATGTAGATCTATGTCTAACACTGTAATCTGCTGCCCACTCATCCATCTTTTTACGAACCAATTTATCCAGTTTCTTTTGTCCGCGTTCGATTGTTTTGTCGTCTTTCATTTGCGTATTTCTCCCCTTGTGTAAACTCATTATATAGTTGATGATAAACTCAGTTTTTCATTCTATTGACGAACCTTAGCGAAAATTCGAATAGTAAAATTATACCATGACTTATACAAAAGTAGCAGTCTGTATGCTGAAAAGGGGGGTATTATAATTGGGATTTTTAGAAAAATCTATAATAAACCATCTTATCAACAACCATCGCTCAATAACCGTTTTTTATTTGCTCAGAAAACGGTATCGCTATGATGAAAACACAACTTGAATCCTCTTCACATGGGAGGTGATTCAAGTTGTTAAATGAACAATGTCCTGAATTAAGAGTACGCTTGTAACCAGAAGAATTTGTGAAACTTTTGGAATGTTAAGAAACGGTTAAATATCACCAAACGATGGAGAAAGAGTGGATCTACAACGAAGGGGTTAAGGATAGAATGAGATTTATGCGTCCGATTTATCGCGGTACGGAGGATAGACTCAGTCGAAGATATGACGACCAAACAGCATGGATTCGTTCCATGCCATCTGTCGCTATCGCATTTTACAGGTTGGTGTTTACTCTTCGAACTCTTCAATCTCCAACCCGCTTTTCAAGGTAAAAACAAAATGCGCCGGTGAGAGAATGGTTATCTTCTCTACCAGCGCATTAAATAGGTCATCTTCAAATTTCTCGAGTAAATCCTGCCGTAAGCTTAATACCTGTATGATCTCATCTACTCGACCCTTAAATTCAGCCTTTTGATTGTTGTCTTCTTCCAGCTTCATTTTATGTTGCCGGAGTCCATCCAATTCCTTAGAGATTCGAGCATTCTCCTCTGCATATACTACTTCATCTATCTGATCCCGAAGCTTCAGCGTCACCAATCCCTTCAGGTCAGCTTTTAATTGATCCATCTGCTTCTCGATTTCAAGTAACGGCGTATGCCCTTCTCGCTTAGCAAGTACTGCTTCAATATTCGCATTCAACGTTCGGATAAAGCCATCTTTATTCTCATGCATGCGGTTAAATACTCGTACAAATGTATCTTGCAATACCTGTTCATCCACCGCTCTGGCATCACAGGCTGCTTTACCCTCGTTAACGTAGGTTCGGCATTGCCACACAACTTTCTTTGAAATATTGTTACTGTTCCATGTTCGCCTTTTAAAATTAGCTCCGCAGCATCCGCAGAATACTTTGCTACTGAGTGGATATTTACTGGAATATTTCTTTCGGTCACCCATTACATTACCCTTCAATAATGCTCTACGCTCTTTCTCGTTTTGTACCATATCGAACATCTCTTTGGATATAATCGGCTCATGGTTATCCTCGATCAAGTATTTCTGTTCCTGACCTCGATTCTTAACTCGTTTATGGCTTAAAAAATCGACTGTGATTGTCTTTTGCTGAAGTAAGGCTCCGTAATATTTCTCATTGGTTAGGATGATTGTAATGGAGGAATCCCACCACTTCTCATTACCTGTTACAGTTTTTATTTTATCCTTCATCAAGCCCGTAGCAATCGCCTGATAGCTTTTACCCTCCAGATACTCCTGATAAATCCTGCGGACAATTTCAGCTTCCTTTTCGTTAATGATCAGTTCGCCTTCCTTATCCTTATCGTAGCCAAGAAATCGTGTGGTATTACAATGTACCTTACCGTTTGCAAATCCCTTTTGAATACCCCATTTGGAGTTCTCAGATATATTCCTGCTTTCATCTTGAGCGATAGAGCTGAAGATGGTCAGAAATACTTCGCCAGAGGATTCTAATGTATTGATGTTTTCTTTTTCAAATAATACGGCAATTCCAAGGCTTTTCAATTCCCTTACGTATTTCAACAAGTCCATTGTGTTTCGAGAAAATCTCGATATCGATTTTGTTAGAATCAAATCGACTTTACCAGCTCTCGCATCCTCAATCATTCGTTTAAATTGTACGCGATCCTTTGTGTTCGTTCCCGATATGCCTTCATCCGCATAAATGTCTGCGAAATCCCAATTCGAGTTTCCTTCAATGTGTTGTGTATAGTGCCTGACTTGATTCTCGTAACTTTCGCGTTGTTCTTCAGAATCCGTACTTACGCGACAGTAAGCTGCCACTTTCTTCTTTACTGTTTGTGTGATTCCATCGATGACTACTAATGATTTTACAGGTACGACAACAACCTTCTTTATTACTTTAGCCATACAGTTCCCCCTCAGATATATTCCTTTTACTGTCACATGTTACGATTACTTCTGCACATCATCAAGTCATTTCCGCCCCATTTTAGGGCTATTTGAAAGTCTTTTTATTTAACAAATCGATCTCAGAAAACTCCTCATCGGTAATCAAATTTTGTGATTTCAATTGCTTTAATAGGCTCACACTGAGCATGTAGTCGATAGATTTCTTCAAATGTATAGGCTCCTTTTAAATGAAATTAAAAAAGGCTCACCCTAGAGGGCAAGCCGTATGATTGTTATAATAAACTTTTTATTTGAATGGTCTTTTCTATTGAAATTGTCGGGTCGCTCGTTAGTTTAGCGGACAATATGAGGTATTTGTATACGTATCCGCTACTGTTACCAGCTTTGATCGTTACACTATTTCCCGTTCTTGCTGTAATAGCTGCCATTACTGGAGTAGTGGCATTCTGATTACTTATCATCCACTGTACTGATTGATCAAACACCTCTACGCCGCTAAGATAAATGATTGCCGTATACGATAAACTTTGACTTAAATAGATGCTAGTGTTACCGCTAATCAATATGTTGTAATTATGTGTGTACTCTTCAACTGTTGTTATCTGAATCGTATCTGTAATAGACGGATGGTAGGTAAGCCTCGCAGTAATCGTTTCTTGTCCTACCTGTTTTCCCATCACTTTTCCTTGGTTATCAACGCTGACCACATTTGCATCACTTGAAGTAAAAGTAATGGCCGGAGTCGGGATCTCCTTCCCATTATCTGTGGCTGTATAATTTAATTGCAAAACATCATTGATTAGTACCTGAGTTGTTGTTACATTGTCTATTGTTAATGCATATGTATGAGAAACTTCATATTTCCAGCGATCCACTATATTATTATCTACATCGTCAACAGCAGATGAGATAGAATCCAGCGAACAACTGAGTTTGATGATTCCTTTAACAGTACGGTCAATACCGTTCACTTTAAACGGCTGATGTGTGTTGTAAAATCGCTGGCTAAGTGTAATGCTTTTCGTATCCGCATTATCTTGCAGATACACATGGATTGTTCCTGTTGGTACGGAGATAATTGTACCTGAACTAACAGAGAAGGTTTCCCCTTCCAAAATGGCATTAAACCATTTCACGTTCCCATCCCAGTTAAAGGCGATGCCGTAATTACACTTGCGTATCCTGCCGCGATTAGATTGTTCATTTTGAACAATTTCGCTTGTTATCAAATAGCGTTCATTTCGGTAATCAATAAAATTACCCGTATGTAATGGAGTTGCAGCACGTATTATTTTTTCATCGCTTGATTGAATTTTATCGGTTGCATCTCGAATGAGAGCAATTTGCTGCACACCGTTTATATGTATATGTTCACCTTTCTCCCGAAGGAAGAAGTCTATCATCGTTTCTATACTTCTTGTCATTAAATCTCCCTCCTATACAAAATCAGGCTTGCAACGATACAAGAACAGTTCCAGATAATCGCTCCATTCTTTCAAGTCCAAGAGAATGAATATGTTATCACTAATTTTCACGTATCGACTTAGTTTCAGTAGAGCATCTATTTCACAGAAGGCTCGATGGGTAACTTCTAGTGAAATATCGTCTTCAAACGTATAACTCTTTATGTATGGCTGTACATCAGCATAGATCGTTTTAACCACCATCAAATCTACAGCCTCCAAGATCTCAAGTTTAATTTCATTGAACATGCTCAATACCCTACTTTGATTCTAGGCAGAGGAAGGGCCAGTCGAATGCTTTGTGGGATACCTGGTTCATAACTGGCTGAACGTTCGCCTTCTTGCTTTTGAACCAAGCCTACCGAATCTTTATTTTTGTAGAGATACAGGGCATAATCGACAACCACAGCATCATATGCAACCGGAAGACTCTCAATATTACAATAGCCGAGTATATTGCTTCTGGCTTTTTTTATATAGTGATTTATGATCTCATCCCTTGAACTATCATATAAATCGATCCCCAATAGTTGTTTCAACAATTCCAGTTGTTCAATCATTTGGCTTGCTCCTTGTCGTTGTGCTTTTCACGTTTTTAGTGATGACTGTTTGAGACGACACTATTATTTCAGTTTTTTCTGATTCCACTATTTCATAATTAGCATTCTTCTCTAGACGTTTAATTAATTCCTCATCAGTCACTTCCCATTGGATTTCTGTTTCTTTGTTCTTGAACCACATATATTCCACCCCCATTAAATTAAAAAAGGGCATCCAGTTAAGGACACCCACTAGGCTCTATGTATTTATTGACTAAGACTTATTTGCCGTGAGAACAGCAAGCGATTCTGGCTTAATACATTTTGCACCATAGACCTGCAAACCTTTAATCGCATCTGAGAATTGCTTCTCTGGACGATAAGCTTCAACGGAATCCACTTGACCAGCAAATGAGATGGCACTCTTATGTCCAGCAATTATTTTATACTTTGCCCCAGTCGTGTTCGGCACATTATTCGATTTGTACACCGACATATTATCGATGCTACCAACAAATCCCGTCCGCATGACATTAGCATCCTTCGTGTAGCGTGGATCTTTGACGAGTAATCCATAAAAGAAAGCAGGAACAACGACAAAGCGATCCCCTTCCGGCACATCGTTTTCATCTAAAACAACACCCAAATCTACAAGTAAATCATAGGCTGTAGCGGAAGTCGGAACAATAGGCGTTGTATCGTTTCCGATTGTATTGCCAGCTTTCACTTCCGTATAAAACCCTGCGATATATTGATCCACCACATTAGCGAGCCCATAGGATGCTTCTACGATACCTCCACTTAGCAAATCCACATTGGCTTGGGCAGCGTCCACATCATCGACTGTAAAATTATAAAACTTAGCTTGGTCGATGGTTAGCGTTTTTTGTGCAGAGTCCAGTTCCTGCGGATTACCAATCCCTGCTGCCTTATCATATGTACCGATGGTTACTGCGCCGATCGAATTAATTTTAACCGTTGAACCTTGCCCTTTGATCTCGCCTTCATAATCGGTATTCACAACATTTCCATAGACTAGATTCTTCTTAAAGCTTTCATTTAAACGTGCACTCCAAATTGTAGGGATAAAATTTTGTACTGACATATGTATTCACCTTGTCCTTTTCGATTTTTATTTGTTTTGTAAGGCTTGTTTTACTTGTTCCCAATTCTTATTGATTTCGTCTTGCGACATACCTTTGATTGTATCGAGTGTGAACGTCTTGCCCGTTGAATCTGCAGGGGGCGTATAACCATCACCTTTTAGGCGCTGTTCTACTTGTTGCTGTACCGCCAATTGGAGGGACTGTTCAAATACAGCCAGATTCGCTGTCGTTGTCGTTTCATCTGCACCAATAAAAAAATCCACTAACGTGAGTGGAAGTTTCTTTTCACTGGCTATTTTGATGGCTTGGCTCGTTAATCGTTCGCGCTGCTTCTCCAGTTTCATGGTTTCCATTTCAGCACGAAGCTTCTCCACTTCAATTTCTTTCTCATCCTTCGCAGGGAAACGCTTCTTAATTTCAGCATCCAGCAATCCTTCCAGTTGATTGGCTTTCCACGTTTCTAGTGATTTTGTGGTACGCTTGTCCACGGTGCTATCGAACCAACTTTTCGCATCTTTATCAGATTGAACGAATTGTTCAATACCTTCAACGCTCATTGGATTCAAAACCTGAAGATACGATTTCACTTCCTCTGTTGTGCCATTTGCTTCAATAAATTGTTTTACTTGATCCAAATCCATTTTGACTATCTCCTTTGATACCCATTCGACTCGTTTGAACCGAACACGCATTTCTATTTGTTTTGTAACAGTTTAGAGTCATGCCCAGGACTACGATGTTACGCATTAGAAATAGCAAAAACGAGGAAAAGGTACAAACATACCAACTCCCCACTTTTGCACATGTAAAACCCTTGATATATATAGCTTTTTAAACCCTCTAAAGCGTAACATCAAGCTTGTTTTCGTCTCATCTTCCGCATTCGTAATTTTGCCTTATCCTTCTTATTATTTTCATCACATTTTCCACAGTAATGTTGCCGATTAGAATTTGCCTCGAATGTAGTCCCACATTTCTTACAATTAACCTTCGGCTTTGCTATCTGTCTCTCAACATGCATATTCCGTTCCAACATATATTCACGTTCCAACTTCTCATCAGTTGGTAACACTCCATTTTCAAAATATCTACAGCTAGGTAGAGGATTCTCGTTATCGAAAAATACACATGAACCATCTTTCCAGCAACAATAATTGGAGAACCCATGCTTATCTCCCAAATAGGAGGCACAATTATTTTTGACGAGTTGTTTGATTTTGCTTTTATTCTGCATGTGCTGATTCTCCAGTCAATTCCATAACCCATTGTTTTTCGGAATGGAACTTGTTATGTTCAAGCTTCGGATTTTCAACAAACGGCAATAAGGCAAGCAAAGATTCATGCGAAACAATATCCTTCAGCTTGACGATGACATCAGCTAATCCCACCAAATCTGTTGGCAAGTTACGTGTAAACTTAACAGCGATATCTCGATAATCATATTGAACACCTTCTTTAATTTGCAGAAACGTGAAGAGGTTTCCTAACCTCTGTTTGATCACACTCTCCATCATCGCTTCACGAATCGCCACCCTATTTTCTAAATTCAGCAGCTTATTTCGGATTGCCAGTGAGGATGTATTCGATGCCCAATTTTCATTGAAGTTCACCTGGTCCATCATGTCATAAATTTTACGTTCGAGATTATCCAGTTCATTTTTCACAAACGAATCATTGATCTCCTTAATCAGCCACGTTACTTTACCACCTATAGGAACTTGGATGATGCCCATCTTCTTCATATTCAGCAGGTCTTCTGCTTCCAACTTGGCATTTTCAATAACCAAATAAGAATTCCGATGATCAGCAATTTCATTGACCAAATCCGAGTTCAGCGCATTATAGGCATCAAATAAAGAAATCACATCTTGGAAGCCGCATTTCCGCTCAGTGTTTGCTGGGCAAGAAATAATGGGGACTCTTCCAAAGATGTGATCATGTTTACCGAGGTATTTGAGTTCAGGTGATTTACTCTGTTTGCTTAAACTGATTTTCTTATCACCTATCAATTCATAGTGCAAGATTTCTTGATCCGTATAAACGTCCAAGTAAACTTTATCATCAAATCGTTTTGTAAACTTATGTAGCCCCAATAGGGCATTACGTTCCGCTGTTCCGTCTTCCAGTACATAAGCATTCTGTGGTGTTAAAACGGTTGCCGAAAACTGACCATCTGAATCCAGATAATTCAGCTCATAGCTCTCACCATATATTTCACTTTGCTTCCGCAGATTAATGTTATGTTCCTTTTCCCAATGGCTCATAAGTAGATCAATTTTTTGAGTGACTTCATCGTGATCGGACTTTGATACGTAATTCACTGGCTTGCCCAATATGTATCCGACTTCATTGTCCACGAATTTTCTCGGAAAGTTGAAAATTAGTTTTCGATTGCTTCGGCTCTCCTGCATGGCATAATCCTTGAGAATAGCATGGTTGCCGTTGTAATAGTCAAAGTATATTTGCTTCGTTAGCGCAGTTTGATTAAGTTCGTTTAGACATTCGAGAATTATTGATTCTGTTATCTGCATTGCGTTATTTCCCTTCAAATGGACATAAAAATAGCCCCCACCAAAATAGTGAGGACTCCTACTAGTCGCTATATTTTTAAATCATGTTAAAGTGACGAAAAGAATCTTTAATATTATCCTGTTTTTCTAATGGACACGGATACATTCTGACATTGGCTGCATATCTGTTTGGTGCCACTTTAGGATTAAGGCCACATACTTCTTTCATATGTGCAATCCAACATGATTTAGGAACATAACCATTCTTTTGTTTAACATATTCTTGAATCTGTTTATATGTAGCCAGCGTAATGCCTCCCTTATTAAATCTATTGCGATTTGATAATTACAAAGCATACTCTGATTTAATTATTACTAACAGTTGCTTGGCTGTTTGCTCATCTAGTTGTATACTCTGGCTAACTACGTTGGTATGTACTCGTTCTTTTGATCCATAAGTATTGATCTGAATGTATTTCTTACCATTCTGAACTAATACATTATATGTAGACTCTGCCTCTGTCTGTAATCTTGAATTTCTTGATATTTTACTTAAATTTCTGATCAATGCCATATATATTCCTCCAAGTAATCTAGTATATGGGAAGTATAACATAGAAGTTTGTAACCAGCACTTAGCAAATTCATTGGCTATCAACCGACTGCAGCCGCCATCGATCAAGGGATGTTGCACTATCAAAACAACAAGCTCCGATCATAGAACTTCAAACTCTTAACCAACTGAATCAATTGAACTGCCCCATATAAACTATCAGGAGCATCGTCAAAACGGCAGTTGCGATTATAATCCTTCACTTGATTATTGTAGCGAATATTGTCCGTATTAAACAAAATATGACCCTTCTTCACTTCAGGCTCCAAACTAATAATCCGCTCATGTTTCTGTCCTTTGGAATTCACGCTATCAACTGGCGTATATATTTTCGATTTCCACAACTCTTCCTCAAACTTTTGTTTCATATAGCTTTGTGCTTGTATAGTCTCGAATCCTATTTTATCAACGGGATAGGTGATCAACTTTTCGATTGCCACTTGGAACAAATCATCCGGCAGTAGTTTATATACGTTACCGTCAATCACATAAATCTGCTTCGTCTTACGATGCTGACCTATGATTGAAATAGCAGAGTAATCATTCTTTTTTCCGGCTTTGATAGCTGGATCAATATACATAGCAATCTCCATCTCTTCAAATTCAGGCAAACGATCCCAATACATGATGTTCTGGAAGATATAGTCGTCAGTTGAGCGTGGATCGTTTTGAAGCTCCTTATAGAACGACTTCTCACCCATCGCTTGCTTCTTGCACATGAGATAATAATAATCCAGATACTCGCTCCAAAGGATTTCTGTACCCTCAAGCATATCCTCTTTGTTGGCAATAAAAAAAGACAAGGCAGTGTTGATCCTGTCCTCGTCTTGAAGGTTGTTATATTTGATTTCCCATTCTGCCCACAAATCATCTCGTTCTGAAAATTGAATGACAGCTGCCTTCCGTATACTTCTGACTCCTGGAATTTTACCTTTGAGCAAATCAGCCATGATATCCTCTTCATTTAGGATTGTACCGCATATAAGAATATTCGTATCTCGCGTACCGATTGGTAGAACGACATCGGTGAATGTACTTTTAATTTGATCACGTTTGGTTTCCGATTTAGCTGTATCATCTTTAAGCAAGTCATCGAGTAAAACCAGTGTTGGCCTGTGATGCTTATAATGGATGCCTCGGAGAGAACCATCAATCCCACGAATCATGATGCACGAGTCTAAGCCGTTTTTACTCCTAAGCCAAATCTCATTATTGTTCCAGCGAGAACCTTTACGAATGCCAAAATCCTCAATCAGCATCTGATTCGTTTCTAGCTCATCTTTGATCATATCAAGGAAAGGAAGAGCAATTTGCTCTGTTGCTGATATAATCAGCGTGAACTGCGATTTATCATATAGAGTTGCATATAGCGGAAATAAAAAAGAACTGATTGTCGACTTTCCGTGTTCCCGAGGGAGTCCGAAAGCCGTAATCAGCCCAATATTGGAAAACATATGTTTTAATTCAGCAAATAGTTGACGGTGAAATTGTCCGAACTCTCGGTCAAAGTATTTTGGAAAGTAACATAGAGCGAAATACTCGATATCCATTTCAGCTATAAGTTTTCGTAATTCTGAAAAAGAGAAGGTTTCGATTAGCTGCTTCATTTTTGGTGGAATAAAGTGCTTCTCCATGTATTGTTTGAGAAGTTGTGTTTGGCGTATTACATTGAATACATTGTAATTTTCCTCAGCATCTATAACTTAATCACTTCCTATTCTACATCTTCATTAGTCAATTCTTCCGTAGTGTCATTAACTTTGATTAGCGTGTAAATATACTTTTCCCGTTTAGTTAAATTGTTCAGTTGAATCTTTTGTTCAACCACTATTTCCATATGTTTTGGAACCTCAAATGTTGTTTCGTTAAAATGATCCGCGAGTTTTCCTGTAATGTGTTCTCCATCTACACTTCTAAAAGAGAAAGTTTTTTTCTCAGTATGAATACCAACAATTTCACCAAATATCTTCTCCACTGTTACCATATTATTTATTTCGCCATCTAATATACTAAGAGTATTCTTCACATCTTGAACAGACAACTTTACGTCAAAATAATTTTTATTTGGAGAAGCAATTTCAACTTTTATTCCGGTATCCGCTTCAATTAACGTTTTCATTAAATTCCTATATTTCAGAACAACTCTTTGATTCTGGGTAATTAAAAAAGCCTTCAACTCTACAGGATCACTTTTAGTCATCAATAATTGTGCGAATAACTTCAAAGTATCACTAAGTCGAGTTTCTCCTAAAAGATCGCTCAGCTCATTTGATTTTAATTGAATACCAAACGAAGCTGCATATGTTCCTGTTACTTGCAGACTATTTTCAACCTTAATATTACTGGGAATTTTCCCTCTCGCACTATTACCTCTATGAGCAAGCATGTACAATATATTCTGTGTATTCGAAAGAACTTCTCCTAATGAAACACAATCTATTTCCCTCACATGACCGTTAGCTATCTCCAATGATAAATTAACTATATCTCTTCTCTCAGATTGAGCCATTTCAAAGATTTTTTCATTTATGCATGGCATCATTTCATCATTTTTCCAATTAAGATATGCATCTTCAGTTGGTAATAGATCACTCGATATACCCATTGGATCAATTTGAGTTGCCTTTGCAATATTTGAGTTATTTTCTTTTATCACTTTCCATATGAATTCATCCTCAGGCTTAGTAAATACATCATAAAGTGATATCCTGTTACTTTTTGCGAATGCCAGTCTCGCCTCGGTTAGTGGAGCAAATAACCATGTTTGATCTTGTTCAGTATAATCAACATAAAGAACCATGAATCTTTGTCCAAATTTACTTATACATGTAAATAATTGAGGTTCATCATAAAACAAAAACATCTCTTCAATATAGAGCTTACCCAATAAATCTACACCAACAAATTCTGCTTCCATACTAAACCACCTCTTTGCATACTTCAAAATAAGCATGAGGAAGTGCCTCTTTAATTAACCACCAAGTTATATGAGAATTACAGTTATTACTCGGAGTTTTTTTAATTACACCACTAGATCCCATCGTCATTCCGGTAGCAACGTACTTCTTTTTTCGCATGATTGGAGATATATTTCTCATTTTCTCAATTTCCTCTATATCAGAAATAACAGATAAACCGAAAGCTTGCAACTTTCCATTATAATTTCTATTTGGATTCAATATAAAGTGTGATAAAAAATCATTCTCACTTACTGGATTACTTTCACATAAACGATAAACAATTATTTCTTCTTCTAGAGCATCATTTGGAGGGCAATTCGCAGGAAAATAGTCTGGATAAATTTTAATATTTACACTCATATAGTTATATCACCTATTATGTAGTTATTTCCCCAACTTTATAACACGAGGTATATAAACAGTTCTACCAATACAATGCTTTCACCTCTATTTTCCAACAAAAATTCCTGCATCCTTTGCTAGCGGCTCCGGTTTCCCATATAGAAGCCGCCCCCCTCCCTGACAAGAACAAAAAGAGCGGTATCTCTACCACTCAATATTCGCTAATGCTTCAGCCATATCCTTTTCGGTTGTCAAAGTGTAGATATTTGTAGTGGAAACGTGATCATGTCCCAATATTTGCTGAATAGTAGTCAGCGGTGTATTCTTTATTAACCTATATCCTAGTGTATGTCTGAGCATATGCGGAGTTACCTTCACATTTACCCGATCCCCATATTTATTGAGTATCAAGTTGACCGCATTTCTCTCAAATGCTCCACGCTGCCCGATGAATAAGTATTCCGAGTCGCTTTCCAGTCTAATTTCCAAGTATCGAGTGAGTGCTTTACGTACATCCTTATTAATAGGAAGCGTTCGTTGAGCATTCCCCTTGCCGAGTATCCGCAATAACCCTTTACGTTCGCTCATGTCTATATCTTTCAGCCGAATACCGACTAATTCGCTTACCCTGATGCCTGTTCCAATCAACAACTCTATGATACAGATATGCATTCGGTTGCCATGTCGATGGATCTCGTTCCGTACCTTCCACATGTCTGTATCCTCTAACCCTTTATATTGCCGGACATCCTTGTTTCTTACCGCTTCAACGTGTATCTCTTCCTTTATATAGCCTTGTTTGTGCATCCAGTGGCAGAATACATTGATACTGGCTATCTTCCGGTTGATCGTCAGTATGGCTTGATCGCTGCTTTGAAGGTACTTCTTATACTCTACCCCATCCAGTTCGATCAGCTTCTCCAACCCATACTCCGTCTTACCCCGATACCAAGCCATGAATTGCAATATATCCCTCAAGTAGCAGGATACTGTGTTCTCGCTTCGATCCTTACTGCGTAAATGTGCCTCAAACCCCTGTAAATACGGCATATCGCCCCCACCTTTCGCTTGTGTGTCACATCATACCGTTGGTGGGGGAGACAGTCAACTAGATGCATAACTTTTATTATGTTGGATTAATGCCTGTTTTATAGCCGAATACTGCCCTTTTCGAGGCACATTTCACCCTTTATCTATCGAATTACTGACGACATAACCTTATGCATCTGGCTCTTCGAAGCCTTCCTCAATATGGCCGGACTCCTCTATGGCTTCATATTCAGCTTCTATTACATCAGCTTCAATCATCTCAAGGAATAGTAGCTTCCGTTCGAGTTCAGCAGCTTTAGTATCGATAATAATTTCACGTCTATCGTTCCATTCGTTCGGAGCTCGGTTCTTCAAGTAGAATATCATTGCTGTCGGGTTTGGGGGCTGATGACGTTTCACCTTCTCGATCCTGGTTTTCTTCTTGCCATTCTTGTCCTCTTCAATAATTGTTTTGATTTCTTCGTATTCATACCCCATCGCTAATTTAAAAAGTGAAGTTTCCACGCGATTTATAGTAACAGACTTACTCCAATTAATAAGCTCGTTGAAGGTTGGGTGCTTGTTTGCATACTCATACCAAGTAGCAGGATGGATGCCGAGTTTCTCACACATTTGTTCATTTGTTAATCCCTCTTGGCACCAATCTCTAATCTCGTTGAATCTTGGTACGATATGGGTCTCATACTTTGATGGACGTTCCATTAACTTTGTGAATTTAGGATGTATTTTTACATATTCGTACAACGTGGTAATATGTATCTCTAATCGAACTGCAATCTCATCATCAATTACTCCATCCTTAATCCATTGCCTAATCTCATCAAAACGTGGTTCAACATTCAACTCATACTTGGTCGGCTTCTTCGATTTCTTTTCCTTAGACATAATCAACACACCTCCAGTCAAACAAAAAAGCCTATGCAATGATGCATAGACTACTGTATAGTTTTTATAATCATTATCAATTAACTATTCCGTTTTACTTAAAGTCATCGTACCTATTCAACTAATGTTTCCCGTTATCAACGAAAATCACGTTATCACCTCGGTTGTTTATACGATGATCTATGAAGTTAAGCCATCCCGTTAAGCGACAAAAAATCCTGTGCAGTAGACGCACAGGATTCTCAGTTGAAACCTTAGTATTTGTTTGTCACTACCGATAACTGATCTGTTTGACCACCTAGCTTATTGTCAACGGTCACATGGCCGACAGGGTAGGCAACTATAGTAATCTCGTCACCAACTGCAATATCGCCGCTTGGGACAAGTCCAATAACGTCGATGATCGTTCCATCTTCGGTAGTTCCGACAACCTCGGAGAGCATACCAATCTGACCTGTTTCACTATCTGGTGGGTAGTCTTGGACAATAGCGACATATAAAGTAAACTCGACTGGTTTTCCGTAATAATTCCATGGTGTCTTAAATACCGAACCAGCGTCGGCTTGAATGGGCGTGACTGGCTCGTTCTTAATGGCCTTCAACATGTCTATTGCTAGATGTATGTTGCCATTCTCCATGGCATCTAACTCAGCGGTATTCCATTCGGGATTCTTACTTCTAGCAAGTGCTGCCTCTGCTTCAGCTTTTGCTTTCGCTTCTTCCTCGGCTTTCTTCTTGGCTGCAGCTTCTTCTTTCGCTTTCTTCTCCGCTTCTTCCTTCGCCTTTTTCCCAGCTTCCTTCTTTGCTTTTTCGTCCGCCTTTGCCTTAGCATCAACTGCATCGTTTGCATCCGCTTCTGCTACGGCAGTGGTACTCTTGCCATCTTCAATGCCTTTTGCCGTTTCATCAGGTGCCGCTGCAGTTATGGTCGCTAGGAACAGAACTAATGAGATGAACGCAAAAAGCGCTGTCTTACCGCGAGAAAATTGCATCTTTGTGAACTTGAGAAATGTGGATGGTTTGATGATTGCAATAAGCAGATAGATGAATACGAAAAACAAAATAATTGCGATAAAATCTAACATGTTTGACCCCTCCGGTTATGTTTAGGAACTTTTCCCATTATATAATCAATTTCCTTAGTTTGGTAGGTTTCTTTTAGGAAAAAAGTCACATGTTAGCAGCCTTTTTTCCTAGATGTATTCGAGTAACGCTTTTGAGCGGCAGACTTCGACATTCCTAGTCGTGCTAATCTCTTAATATTGATGTTATTTTCCAGCTATCTTTAGAATCTAAACTAAATTTTAAATTGTTTATCTCGTACCGTTCATCGCCATTTTTATCTTTATAGGTAATTTTCACAACTCCTTCACCAACACCAGCATTTCTACTAAAGCTAATAACTCCAATTTTTTTTATTGAGACTATATGATATTCTTTTCGTAATTTAATCATATTTGCATAGTAATCAATGATATCTGCTGTTTGTGAATCCCATTCAAGGAATTCACTTCTTGATACGGATACTTTACGTTATCCCTAATCAAATACACGCCAGTATCGCTGCCAACATGAGAAATATACCGTTTCACAATTACATCTGCATATTTCTCATCCAGTTCCATCGTATAGCAAATTCGATCCGTATCCTCGCAAGCAATTAATGTACTTCCTGAGCCACCAAATGAGTCGAGTACAATATCACCAATCTTGCTGGAATTTTTGATCGGATAGGTTATCAGCGGAATAGGCTTCATGGTCGGATGAAATTCATTTCGGAATGGTTTATCAAATTCCCACAGAGTAGTTTGCTTTCGGTCACTGTTCCAATATTTTTTATAAGTTGGCTTATTTCCATAAAGAATTGGCTCATGCTTCCAGTGATACGATTGCCTTCCGAGGCACATGCTGGACTTCGCCCAGATACAACATTGTGTCAATTTAAATCCAGCATCTCTAAAAGCCATCCTAAAGTTCAGCCCTTCACTATCAGCATGAAAAACATATATGCTCGCTCCATCATCTGCCACTTCATACATCCGTTTATATGCTGCCAATAGAAAACCATAAAACTGCTCATTATCCATCTTATCATTTTCAATTTTCAACGCATCTTTGGTCTTTCCGGTATAATCCACGTTATAAGGAGGATCAGTCACAATTAACCTGGCTTTCTTACCATCCATTAACGTTGCCATATCCTGCTCATTTGTGCTATCGCCGCAAACTAATCGATGTTTACCTAGCAGCCATATATCACCACGCAAAGTTATTGGATTCTCAGACAGAGCATCATCAACATCAAAATCATCTTCATCTGACTCATCGTCTTTGTTAAACTCATCGAATAGCTTCTCAGCTTCCGAGAAATCAAATCCAGTCAGCTCGATATTATATTCCTCTTGCTTCAATTCATCGAGCAATCCAGCTAACGCATCAAAGTCCCATTCACCTGTGATTTTATTTAGCGCAATGTTTAAAGCTTTTTCTTTCGTCTTATCAACATCGATCAACACACAATCCACTTCTTCGTATCCGAGCGCCTTCAACACTTTATGTCTCTGGTGTCCACCTACAATTGTATAGTCTCTGTTGCATATAATCGGCTCACAATAGCCAAATTCCTCAATACTCTTGCGAATCTTCTCAAACTCTGGATCACCAGCTTTTAAATCCTTCCTCGGATTATAATCAGCATGAACCAGTTGATCAATTTTTAATTTTATAAATTCCATTGTCTATTCCCCTATTCTGTATAAAGCAAAAAGAACCCTAGCGATTAGCCAAAGTTCCTGCGTTAAGTTATGTATAATTTAAAATTTTGGTATTTTGAACCGCCATTTAACTTGATAAGTTTGCACTCGATAAGCGAAATATTTCAACCCGTTATACCACTGCATTTATTCTCAACTCCTACAATTCCAATTGATTACCAATATTGCTAACGACATCATGCCAACATTTTTCGCGATAGTCGTTCAGCACATTTGAAACTTCCTCCACCAGCAACTCACATCGTTTTGTTAGGCTAGTCGATAAATGAAGCATCCGTAGACGAACACGTTCCTCGTAACCAGCTTCTCGCAGTATTTCATCTACTATTTCTTGTTCTACACGTTTACGAACAGTTTGCTCCAGACTATTCGTTAAAGTTATCGTGTCAGGAATAACTTTACCTTTGTCATATTCCGTCATCTTTCCTTCCAGCCAAGACACGAACAGTTCAGAATCCATAGCATTCAATTCAACACGATTCGTCTGTAGCCATAGCTTCCACTGTTCAGGAACATATGCTGCAACAGGCTTTTCATCTTTCTTCTTCTCCAACTCTTCAACTTCCAATCCCATCTTCATTGCTTCCCATGGATCGAGTCCAAGATTGATCACTTTTACTTTTCGTCCAGGACGGGCTTTTGTTTCCTCAACGAGCGTCTCATAAATTTTAGTTCCTGCTGCATCAGCATCGTGTATACAGAAAAATTGCAACTCCTCTCCGTTTCGCCAAGCATATCTAACAAATCCTTAACGGCTCGACTTGCATACCCTTTGGACGTGACCAATGCACAATCGAAGCGTTCAGGAAATTTCACATCTTTAAGTAGTGGAAACAAACCTTCCTTCTCAGAATACAGAATCTTATTGAACGTCCATTCAGGTCGCTTATAACCTTGAACAGTCAATGTTCCAATTGGAATTTCCTGACCAGTATGCGGATGATACAATACTCCTCGATTATCTCGATACATTTTCGGAATATCACCATGTACAGCCTCGTAATCCGTAACCACACCACAAAAGTAACCATACTCAAGCTGCCTGTTCAATTCTGTGATAATATATGGCCGAATCGCATAATACACTTGTCGAAGGCTGAAAGGTAAACGCCCATTCCCACTTGCTTTGTCAATGGCAGCTTGAAGATTGTTCAGGATGATATCCTTCTGCGATTTACGTGTTTCCTTTGGCAGACTGCGTTTCGCTTTACTTGCCGCTTTCGTGACGGCTTGTACAATCGCGTCCTTCATTGGTTTCAGATCAGGTTCCTTCCCATCACTGACAATCGGCATATATGGCGTAATAATATTGATGACGATATGGGCAAGTTTCATATTTATATTTTCGAATAAACCACAGCCTGAAATCACCATGTCCTTTTTTCCACGATACAGGTTCATCTGTCCTGTTATAGGCGATTTGTTAATGAGCACATCGAGTCCAGCAGGAGTATCAAAATCAATCCACGCTTCAACAGCAAATGGAATCTCGGCTCCATACATCCCACGACCAGTAGGCACAGTAAATTGATCATTGGAGTTATAATAAGAATAACCTGCAACTTCTCCCATGCTTCCTAGACGATCTGGATTTACTTGTTTGCTACCATTTCGAATAGTTCCAAGTAGCTCTTCCGCTTCCTCGAACGTCATTGAGTTCGATAATCGATTCTTATAACTACTCGCCAGTTTCCCAGCTTTGGCTCCAGTACAACCATCAAATTCCGAAACCAAATCTCGAACGCTTCCGCTATGTCCTTGGCACAATTCATAAAACGATTCCGATGTATACCAGTACCCTGACGTTTTACCTTTATACTCATCACCACGATTATAATAGATAGCTGCTTCAGCCCAATCCAGGTCAACCTTTAACGAATCACCAAACTGAATTTCAATTGTAGTTCCAGTATTGACATCATCACCAATAATCTCAGCAATGGACGATCCATCCGGCTGAAACTGTATTTGATACCGTTTCCCTCTAGTTGATACATGCATAGTCCCACCTGAAGCAATCACCGATCCAGTTACCACTCGTAGACCATTTCCTAGTGCGCCGCGAGTTGGCATCCTCAATATTTTACTGGACATAAACGGACGATTAATCGAGAATAATTCTGACAGTAGAGCAGAATCGATACCCTCACCATTATCCTTCACATAGAAACCATTCGGTTCTAAGTAGCCGACCTCACATTGACCACAGTGATCGAGTGCGTTATCGGCCAGTTCCTTTGCAACCAATAGTCCAAGTTTGTCTCGGCTCACTCCAGCCTTCTGCGGTAATGTTTCCAAACTCCTAAATTTCATCCAATCGTGAATCGATACCATTTCCATTTTAAAATTCTCCCTTTACGTTTTAGATTCATCAAGATATATTTCCATGTAAAAATTCAAAATTTTAAACTTTTGGGCATAAAAAAAGAACCATACGAATATGGCTCTAAATAGCTTCCTATTACATTAATTGTTTCAATTCAAAACCAAGTTCAAATACCTACCGCAGAAAACCCAAAAAGTAAGTGCGCCTTTTTGCGTATTTCTTTGCTGTCGCCCCACCAATCCAAGGAAAACCATCTTGGAGTTGGCGGATGCGATAATTTTGTTTTTTTGGCGTGGTGCATTTTCTCCCTATATATAGAAGAAGTTGTACCACGTTAATCAGCTATCCGATATCTTCCCATTTTGAATGGATACGATGATTCTTAAATGTGGCAATATATTTAGTACGATCACTATTTTTATCTTTTTTTTCATAAATCTCAAAACCAAGATCAGCAAAATTTTTATTAATCAATTCTTCGTTTCCTCTCCAATTTCTCTTCAGCCAATTTCTGAATTTTTCACCAATACCATCTTTTCCTTCATCAATTTTAGACAAAGGTAACGGCAACTTATTAAAATACGTGATATTCTTCGAAATCCATTTTGATATATCATCCGCGAATGCTTTGACTTTATCCTCAAGTCCATACAAAGAATCATCGTGGAGTTGATGCCATGTGTATTTACAATTTTTAAAGTACCAATCATTTAATTCATATACTAGCGGTTGAAAATCACGTAAATACGAGTCTCCTTTTGAATCATCAAATGCTATATAAATATGGATTGGGGTTTTATCCTTTATCTTTCTTAATGCTGTCCGATGAATAATTTGCAAAATTTCCGCATAAAGTTCACCTCTGTAGATCATCTCCAATTTCATATCTTTAAACCAACAAGTTGAATTTTCATCTTCATTAATATCTAATTCAACATCGTCACCATAAAGACTAATTGCAATGGCTTTATAATAATCCGCATTCATTTTAGGAACAGACGTTAAATACAGTGCCAAAATATCTCTTAATATATTTTTACCAGTCGTATTTAATAGATTAATCGGCTTCGTATTTTCATTCACCTTTATCTCAAATGAGTCTAAGTGAATTTTATGAATACTCCCCATCCCCTTATAAATCGGTATATCATACTTCATAGGCAGTACAAACATTTCGGTATGAGCCTGGTGAAGTTTAGTGATTCGCTCATGAATCGTCTTTTGAGTAGTCGACTTTTCCTTACTCCTACTATATTTGCTGGTGTTGATAAGATCTTGAATAATTGTCAACCGAGAATAGTCATTGTAATTCTTAACTTCCTTCAAATTAAAGCCAATATACTGTCGTTTGTTTAAGACAGCAGTCCCATCAAGCACTAACATGTTCATTTTAAGTTTCATATAGTCGATTCGTTCGGATACGATAATTTTCCTGCCTACTACACCTCTGTCATCGTAATTATCAATTCGCCCAACATTATCCTCATAGAGCAACTTTTCAAAATGCTTCAATTGTTTAATCGACTCTATGTTCCTTTTACTCTCATCAGATTTGAGTATCTTTTTGAGAATAGATTTCAAGTTTTCAACTCGAATATTATCTTTATACCGATCATTATAAATCAATGCTTTAGTATGGCTGGTCTCATTAATATATAGATGATCCGAAATCAAATTACTAATTTGAGACCTGTAATCTTGAACCAAAATATTGGATAATTTCAATGTTTTAGATAAATTATCGAACCAGTCTAGTCCATTATTTTTACTGGCGATATCAAAAAAAGAACAATTTTTACCACTCGGCTTCTCATCAACTATGAGCATTCTTTTCCGTTTATTGATTAAATTCTTCGGATCTAATTTTTCTCTACTACTAAATGCCCACTGATTATATTGATGCCATGTGGAATATTGATTTTGATTTCCATAACCTAGTGCGAGATTGTCCATTCGAGCATGTGTAATAATCACAATCTGATGATAAGGAACATATATCTCGATATTTTCTTTATTATCCTTATCAACGACCACAATACAATTTTCATTAAACGCTTTCATTTCATTAAATATATCATCGGCCATATTATTTTCACGGATAACCATTAGAACAGGAATTTTCTTCTTATGCTTTGTTTCTGATACAAGCCATTTTAAAAAACTGATCAAAACAGTCGTTTTACCATGACCCATACTGGCATTACAGACCCATGACACATTCGGATCAGACTTCTGCTGCTCATGTTCACCATTCTTAAATTCTAAAAATTGGGTAAATTGCTTATCATACTCGTCATAAAAATCGAAGAATACATTAGCGATATCCCTAAATGCATCCGTATGGATATTAGTCTTATGACCTTTACCTAAATAGTTGAACATTTTCCCGATTTCTTTGTCTCGATTAACTGCCACAGACTCACTCCTTAAATTTGTGTATTCTTAATTTCCTCTAATGCTTGCTGAAATTCATTGTTAATCTCATATAGCCAAAACTTCTGATGCTTATCGATGGTTAATGCGCGAGTAATATAACGGATATTTCTAATTTGTAAATTCCGCATCATCTGGCCATCGTAACAGTAAAAATAGTTCAAATTGATTCACCTCCGTTTTGATTCAATATAGTGTGAGCACCAATCAATATGGTCATAGGTGTTTGTTGTCTTTGTCTTTTTGTCCTTCTTCTTTCCCTTCCTCCCCGCTCGTAGCGGGGCTATAACCCATTAAGATATATTAATTTTGATCGCAATAGATTTTGAGTAAGACATTATTTTCTCAGCAATCGTTACCTTTGTCCCGATATATTGTTCCAAGTCATAGGCTTCCTCTCCAGAACCTCCCGTTACATACTCACTGGCAATAGAGCCAAGATAACGTTCAGTTTGGTCGAATAATGCGAGGTAACCTTTAGTATTGTTTTGCAAATGCATGTCCAACTCTTCTATAACATCAAACAATTGAACAGGGGACATATCTGGGTTTATTTTGAGCAGCTTCACGTAATGGGCTCTAATCGGCTTCAACTTTAACTCCGGCTTATTACTGATTTTATTGAACGCGTAGACAACATTTGCTTCTCTTTCCACATCGATTTCAATAAAGTGCTTCCCGATAACCGAGCGAATCTTATAGATACCATCTGGCAATACCACTTTTACTTCCTCACCGTCAACCACGCCTAAACCATCTTGTACGGCAAGCCGCTTACCACCGAAGTCTCTTCTCAAATGATTCAGCGAGCTCACCTCCAAGATATCTTGTTTGCTGTAATTTTCATGCACCCTCATATTAGCAATGATTCCTGACGGACAAACTGTCCAGCAAAATCCATAGTTGTCATTCCGAGCGTAACTATTACCGCTGATCTCACTTTTAGTAAGAATGTAAGAAATTTGCGCCGCGCATGAAGCAAGAACGGAAGGCTCCGCATAAATCTCAAGACCTCGCTTTCGTATCTCCTCGTTCAGCAGACTGTACGCTTTTCTTCGTTGCTTACCCACTTCTTTCCGCTGATCTTTGCCAATAGCCTGACTAGGATCATAAGTCGCATCAATATTTTCTTTCTCACTCATCCAGTCATCATAAACTGGCTTTAATTCAGTAATAATACGATTAAATGTAGCCGTATCGCACATCGTTTTATCTTGAAGCAACCTATAGGTTTGTCGGCTTGGATTCACATACCCCTCGATTTCGTCCTTCAAAACATCACCATCTTCTGAGAACACTTTCTTCATCCAGTTCTCCGCACGTATCACCAATTGATTTAAGGGTGATTCTGCCCATTCACGCTTTTGATAATTTCTTTTATCGCCAAAGTCGATATTGATCATAAAATAAGGCTTCAATCTGGCTTCTTGCTTTAAAATTTTCGGTATGACAACAGGGACTTCAGACTTCTGAGAATCTATGACATCGCCTTGCAGAATTTTGGAAACTGCACATTCAAAGCTGTATTGGCTTGGATCGCCATTGTTATGTTCACAAGAGCGATTAGCAAAGGTTGTGCCAATGTTGGTTATTTTCCCAGTTTCGTTCGACAAGGAGAACAATTCGTATTCGATGATGGATTGTATTTTTAGAGGTTTCTCCTTCGTTTTGGGCGCTTCATCTGAACATGGAATAATCACATCCGAGTTGATAATATTCCACAGCAAGATTTCATTATCGTAAACACTGATCTGATCCCAATCGAAATCTGCGCCCCCAATGCGTAGCGCGGCAAGGGAATGGGCATTGAATAGTACCACCCCATCGATATCTTTGATCCATTTATGATCCGACTCTACGAATTCCATTTTGAGCGTCTCACTGTAATGAACGATAGGATTGCGAATACCGACAAATCGCCCTTCTCTTCCTTTGGCATAAAATTCTCCCTTATGAAGGAAACCAACGATTTTATCTACATCGCGGTACATTGCCCATTCCATAAAAGCAATAGGATCAACAGCGATAGGATTTGTAAATCCTCGAACATAAAATTTCCCTTGATAAACATCCTTCACAATATCTTGTGCTCGTCCAGCCAGCCACTTTCGCATATGGGGATCATCAAGCATTCCATCGTGTATGTCCAAGGCTTCAGCAAAATAATCTCGCAGTTCATAATCCGATTCCTCTTCATGGGGATACATGCCAAGGTAAGCTTTGATAAATGAAATATTCTGTCCCTTAACCAGTTCTCTCGCTAATTTGGATGTCGGCAGCACAAGACGATTCAGTTCCTTTGGTGTGAGCGCAAATGCCTGTATATGTTGATAGGCGGTTTGGATATAGGGATTCGTGTCCACCATTTGTTTACTTACAGCAGCTATGGCGATATGCTTGAATCCATAATGATCCTTGAGATCATCGTACTCTTGAATGCTGGAGAACAATTTGTCGTCATCTTTCTCTTTCTCTAGAAACATCTTAAACTGACTTGCCGTGAGGATCAGATCAATCTCCTTAATGGTATGAGGCTTGCCCCACAAATCAGGGATAGCCGTAATGCCATGTTTAGCGAAATAGGCTTTAAAATCCATTTTCAGCAATAATCCTTTCTGCATCAGATCACGATATTGAAAAGCGCTTGGCACATAATCGAGTTTTAATGCCTTACTGATTTTCGTCGCCCATTCAATTGAACAAAGTCCCATTCCATCGAATAAGTTTGTATCATGCGAATAATCCTTCATTGCTGCCAACTCTTTGCCTACACTATAAGGAGTTAATGGAATCTGTATGCGCTCCTCCGTCTGTGAAAGTTCATAGGCAGGATAATAGATTCCTTGAAAGAGGGTGTGGGCAACTGGCTTCAATATATCTTCTGCACGGACATACCGATTCTCATCAAACCATTTGCCATGAGCCTTATGAAATTGAAATTGGGATTTGGGTAGTTTAGCAAGAGCATCCTGTGATAGTCTTTCTTTCGCTTCTGCCTTAGCTAACTTATTCTGCTCTTGTTGTATATCTTGCTGAATCATAAGTTGTTGGATACGTTCATTTTCTTCGGCTTCGTTTTCTGTCTTCCTGTAATTACGTACCTGAAGGACGTTCTCGGTAACAGGCTTGATGGCATCTTCGATTACGCATATTCTTGGCTTGTTCTCAACAATATTAGCGCTGGATAAACACAATCCAATCGAAGCCAGATACTTGCTGATAATGGTTTGCTTGATTTGTTTATTTTTACCGAGTGATAAATACTCATCCAAATGGTCTCGCAAGTCTGCTCGAACGAACAAAGTACGTTGAGATCGTTTCATCGAAACACTGCAAATAGAACGTAAATAATGAATATCAGCTATCCATATTCCTTTCTCGATGATCTCGGCAAATGATTTGCGCTTGGCTGGATTGTTATCTCTTTCGTTGTCTTCTATCATTTCACCAGTTAATATGAAGGCATCAGTAGTATAGTCGTTTCGATTGTCATATTGCGGTGGGAACGGCTTGTTGAGTAAGCGAAACAGGGTGTGGTAGTATAGGTTCTCTGACTGCTGGATCAAAACAGGTTCTTGTTGCGTAATTATGAATTTGCCATTAGAAATTCCGATGTTGCTTTTAGAAAGCTTAATCTGACGTATGCGAACAATGCTTTTTTTCAAGGTGTTATGACCTCCAAGTTTTAAATGTAAAATATATTAATTCACTATATAATTTCATTTGTTACTTTCGGAAAAAGCATCTACCCTTTTAATCACCATTGTTCCAAAACCCTTATAGAACAAGGGATTCTTGCTAATTCGCAATTTCTATCCACCAGTTCAATAAAAGAAAAAATATAAAACTTGCTGATTTTCACTTGTGTTTTAACGTGAATCGTGATAAATTATAAAAGTAAATTATGCAAATTGAATATGTTCTTTTTCAGTTTTTGTACTTTTAATGTTTCAGATCCTACGGAATACAAGATTTATGGATGCACAAATATACCTCCTTAATTGGGAATAGTAATGTAAATATGTACCGTTTATTAGGCACACTAATCTAATATATCTTATGGAAACTACTGTATCAAGTAGTTTATTTTTGTTTATAGAATTCTTACAAATGTATACAAAGTAAAGAACCGTAGGCGATGTGCTCTCGGTTCTTTATCTTTTCTATATACAGACATTCTGGAACAGCAAATACCTGCTCTATAGTAGTTTAAATCAACATTTTATTCTGTAAAATGAATATCCAATTCTCGAAGTTTTGAAACAATATCTACATTACTTTCATAAAATCTAAAACGATCGCCTTGAAAAGTTGATATTAGTAAGTATCTTTCAGCAAGTTCTTCTATCACATCTTCCTTTGTGATTACAGCATCTGAATAATTATCTTCAATTTCTTTCTGTAGTTTTTCACGATCACTTTCACTAAGATTAGAGGAAAAGCTTTGAATCTTTCCTAAAAATCCTACTACTTTTCCTATCCGTCTCTCATATGTGGTCTTAGACGTTTTAGTCACTTTTTCTGAAGTTGACGTGCTGTACTCCGTATAAATCGCATAATCCTTGATATTGCTAAGTTTTATTCGAGTGCTACCGATAATGATAAATAAAGGTTTATTCATATGTAAGCCATCCTTTAGCAAAGTGTTAAACTCAGATTATCATGTTTAAGGATCGCTATCAATAATTTCAATTTGAAACTCGCATTTTATTGAGCAACCTCCAATTTTTCAGATCATTATATTTCGGGCAAGCTTATATATCCAATTGCTTGACCGTTTCCAAATTTCTCAAGCATTTTGGGAGCTGCTTTCTGAAATTTATTAAAAAGAGCACTGTCTTGTAATTCTATACCATCAAAAAACTTTCTCCCTCCGTCCTCACCACTTTCTATGATACTCCACTCTTTCGGCTCATAGACAGATACTACTTCTCCGTTTTGAATTCCAACTACATATCGAATATTTTTAAATCTTCTTTTATCAATAACCCAATTTCCACGAGTTGCATTATATAGATCTTTTCCTTCAGCAAGGGTATTCTGAATTTTAACCATCAATATTTCTTCAGTCATGATAGGCCTCCTCAAATTTGAATGCAGATACAACAGTCATTTCGTAGGATTAAATCTTGGAAACAACAAACCTTCAGTGTTATCAATAGATCCTATTACCCACCATTGCTTTCCTTCGTTTAATTCAGCCATCAGATTATTGTCAGAAGATATACTATATCGATAAAAATCGGGAAGAGAACTATACAATTTAACAAATTCAATCTCAAGTAACTCGGATTTATTCATGAAAGAAGTTGTAATAGGCTCAGCATCCGAAATAATTTTAAGTATGTTTTGTTTAATTGTAAACACTTTACTCATGAGTATCCCACCTTGTTTTTTTTCTTACTTTAGTACCTAATGCAATAACCCATTCATATCATCCAAAATTTACAATTCTCTCGAATAAAGTAGCTACCATCTATTTTAACAGTTTCGTCGGTGAACGACTCTACCTTACCTACTGTATCAAGCTCTCCATCAAGCCAAACTTCTATTTCTCTTTGGAATGAAATTGATCGTTGAAAGTCAGTATCTAGTTTGCATGGTTTTCTGATCATAATGCTCCTCAAGAAAGTTAATTAAATCCCTTTTAATCTGGTTATCATTGGTTCCAGTACACTTTTGGCTATTTCTTCGGTGCCATGACCAACACACGTTTTTTTATTCCATTTGAAGGTATGCAGTTTATCGTTCCCTTCAAACAGGAAAACCAATTCGTCTCCATCCTCTGTTATACCTACTTTAGTATACCTAATACCATTGTCTAGAAGCACATTCTCAAATGCAATACGTAATCGATTTATGTTTGTTGGATTAATCGTCTTAATTTTCAACTCTACCCCTCCATACAAAATTATATTTATGCAGTCATTTCTAATCAT